CCACAGCGCGCGGCACAGAGGCGGCGCGGCGGGCGGGGCGAGGCATACGGCACATTATTCAACTTCATATCCATCAAAGACATTCCATGACGAATCGCCACGAATGTATTGGGTACGCGAATAAACAGCCCCCGGCAAAACATATCCGACTGCATTTTCAGGATTAAAAGCGTCCTCCATTGGATGGTATTCGCCGCAATGATACGTCATAGTCGGAATTGAAATATAATAGGCATCATATACGGCATCAGGTGTATCCATATTAAAGTATACGAGAATTATATTTTGACCATCCTGAGAAACACGCACACGTGTCCCAGCACTTCCTTGAACTGCTCCAGTCGTCCCGGATACTTTAATAAAATCGACGGTGAACGTGATTTTTTCCTCTGATAAATCATAGCCAAATAGAGCCTCGTCTCCGTAGAAAATGATAAAATCATCATTTTCAAACGCAAGGTTGAAACCAACCCCTACGGGGGCGTCCATATCCAGATTATCAAATGCAAGCTCGGATAAATCTCTCTCTTGGCTGTCCTCTGGCTGAAAGGAATTGTTCACTATTAAAACAACTCCAACGATAATAATGAGGGCGACACAACATATGCTTATAATGGCCTTGATTGGAAACTTTTTTCTCATATCATTCTTCCTTTGTTTTTCAAACAACCCGAATGATATAAGTAAATGGGTCAAGGCCCGTACCGCTCACGACAACTTTCCACTCTCCCGCAACGTTAAACAAAACACTTCCACTGACTACATTCTTATTAGATGCCTTAAATGTATACGCAGCGTTAGCTGTGTTAGGTTTATAGACCTTCATTGTCAAGGAGGACACAGCAGACACCGAACGTCCATAAAGGGTCTGGCGCACTCCAGAAGTCCCCTTAACCAAGGCGTTCTGAAGGTCGGCATACAAATAATTGGAGGTCGCGCCATTCGCCCCTCTTAGATAACGGGGAACCATGACATAAATCTTGTTATCCGTGGAGGACTTACTGCTGGGGAATCTCGTAGACAGCCGGATATTTTTTGCGCAATTATTGTAACAGGTATAGTAAACTGTCTGACGTGTCGTTCCAGTAGCGTTATTTATAATAACCGCATGGCCCAGGGGATCCGCGCCATTAACATGTAAGGCTGCACCAATCAAATCATTCTTTGTGAGGCCCGAGCTTCCCACCATATTATCCGAATTGTAGGGAACAGAATGAGTATCACACACAATCCCGGACTCAGTAGAAGAAGCTTTTACACCATCTACATACACCTTGAATTGAGAGCATTTAATCCAACTATTCCATCCTTTATCGCTTGGACTGCCGGGGTCGTTGTAGTTTGGATGATTATATTTACTATCGGTAGACCACCACTGATAGGAGCCAGAAGTATCCATTACCAACCTGTCGTTAATATCGTCTGGCGAGTTACTTCCTCCAAACCCAGCCCAAATACACTGTGACACAAAAAGTTGACAACTCGATGAAGACCAATAGAAATTTTTGTTTCTGTAGGATGGGGACTTATTACCATCATCCCCAGACGAAGAATAGGTCAACGCATAATTAACAGCATTTTTTGGAATATATTTCCGGTCTGTGCTAGAGTTTGCAGCAGGTACTAATTGTCCAACGTTATCATCAGATGTGGCTGGCTCTGAAAGTGCAAGCTGCTCATTTTCTTCAAAAGCAGCGTCTATCCCCTCGATTGCTTCTGACAATTTAAAGTCGCTGTCACGATACGTCTGATAAAACAAATCATCAGATTCGACAGACATAACCAACCACTCGCCGTCATATTTAACCAACGAGATATAATAGTGGGTTACCATCATAGAAGGCTCGTCACAGTCGCTGTACTGGAAATCAATCGTTTCATACACATTAACTGTGGCGAAGTCGCCGTCAATATTACCGTCAACTACATCATAAGAGGGAGTAAAGTATTTATATGTAGTGTTCTCTAGCTCGTTAAGATGCCCATAGTAGGCAACACTGTCCCGATGCAACTCCAAGTTTTCCTCAAAAGCCTGGAGTGTCCCGGTGTTAATGCTGGTATCTTCATATGGTACAACAGCTTGGGCCGATCTAAACGAAGGATATTCCGCGATACTCTGGGAAAGGACTGCCTTTTCATTTTCGGGAATTACTTCTATAGTGTGCGCTACCAAGTCTTGAGCATCGTAAAAATACTGAGAGTATGCCGCATCTTCCAGATAAGATGTGGCAACCTCTATGGCCGCGTTCATGTCCGGCGACATCTGAGAAATGGATGTCGAAGAAGCGAAAGCGGTAGTCGAGAACAAAAGGCAAACTACCAGGGTAAGACCAATTACTCTTTTCTTCACTAGAAATCTCTCCTTTCTTTCAGCACCATTAACAGCAAAACTCGTCCCGTCCTTCTAAAAAATGGCGCATGAGCAACCTAGAGAATAGGAAAAAGCTCATGCGCCATCAATCAGAATTTGAATCCGCTCCCTCCAATATTGATACCACGGGTAGAGACTATTTTCTTTAGTCGTCGACAATAAATTATGCATAATAATTGACTCCTTAAAGATGACTATTTTTATATATTTAATATAACACAATAAATTGGAAATTGCAATTCTTTTTTGGAAAAGATAGCTTTTCGTCTAAAGCAAATAATCGAACTATCCCAAAGTGGTCATAGCCCCGGCTGCGCCCCCTGTCAATGGTCAAGATAAACGGCCCATGTGAAGTGCTCCCCAAAAGTTGGACAAAAGTTATGCGGCAAAGCCATTTTGAATTCTGTATTGGACAGGACTTAACCCATTCAATTTTTCTTTGATTCGGTTATGGTTATAGTATTCAAGATAAGCGATCAGTTCCTGGCAGAACTCGTCTAATGATTGGAACGTCCGCAGGTATAGCAGTTCCGATTTTAACAGTCCGAAGAAGTTTTCCATAACCGCATTGTCCAGACAGTTTCCCTTTCTGGACATACTTTGCCGAATGCCTTTTTCTAACAGTCTTTTTTGATACCTGACGTTCTGATATTGCCAGCCCTGATCCGAATGAAGGATCAGCCCGCTGCTGTCCGGGAGCCGGGAGAATGCTTTATCCAGCATCTCATCCACCTGGCGGTAATTAGCCCGTTCACTGATGGCATAGCTGATGATCTCACCATTATACAGGTCAAGCACAGGAGAGAGATAAAGTTTGCTTCCAAACAGGGAAAACTCAGTCACATCAGTTACCCATTTCTGATTCGGCCTTTCCGCATGGAAATCTCTAGCCAGTAGATTTGGTGCAATCTTGCCGACTTCTCCACGGTAAGAACGATACTTTTTCATTCGTACCATACATTTTAGGCCTGATTCCTTCATCAGCTTTTGTACCGTCTTGTGGTTCAGACAAAAGCCTCTGTTGCGTAATTCCATACCAATCCGCCGATATCCGTACCGGCCTTGATTCTCCTGATAAATTGCTATGATTTCCGCCCTTTCTTTTGCGTATTTATCCACAGCATTAGCTTTCCGGGAATGATAGTAGTATGTACTTCGGGGAATGCCGGCCAGTTTAAGTAATGCTGCCAGAGGATAATCACGCCTTAATTCTGTAACGGCAGCCACAACATCGCTTATTCGGGTTTTTCTCGCTTCTGAATTAAGGCGTTTAATTTTTTTAGGTAATCATTCTCCATTTTCAACCGGTAATTTTCTTCTGACAGCCGCTTATTTTCCTGTTGCAGCTCCGACTGTTCCTGCTTCTTTTGTCGTTTTTCGCTGCCTTTTGTCGCCTGCTTTTTCATAAGTCCCTGTGCACCTTCCTTTTGGAATTTCTTCTCCCACCGGCACACTGTTACAACATCAAGGCAAAAGTGCATAGCTGTCTGTGTACAGGATAAGTGATGTTCCTGCTTGTATTGTAACACTTTTAGGCGAAACTCGCCATCAAAGCCTTTTTGTCGGCCAACCAGATTTCTGCTTAGAAGTCCTTTTGCACCATGCAGCTTATACAAGTTTACCCATTTTTCAATCGGCGTACAGGATACGCAAAATTTCTCGGATGCCTCTTTGCGTGTATGCCCTTCCAGTACATACTGAACAACTGCTAATTTTAATTCCTCACTGAACAATTCTTTTCCCATAGATTTCTGCACCCCTTTCGTTGACTTTCTTGTCCAACTTTTGGGGTGCAGTTCACCTGACTGCCGGAAGACTTGATGGGTTTTGCCACGCTTGACGCCCCCTCTCCATAACTTCTGTTTTGTTTTCCATGTGTTTATGGGTAGTTCAGGGCGGCATTTGAAGAAGCCCGCACAAACGATCCGCCGGCAAGTGGAGAAAAATGACATTGGAGGTAATGCAATGCCTCTGGAGGAAAAAGGAGGTTCCGACCAGATAAAAAGAGTCCTTGCCAGTGAGTGCTCATCTTGCGGGCTTGTTCAAACGCCGCCCCAAACCGAACCCATTTTTCAAAAATATCCCCCGGAGAATTTTCAAAGACCAGTGCGATGCAGAGGGGGTACCATTTCGGAGGGACCCCCTATACCCTTTGAATGAGTTCGAGGCCGTGATCCGCAACCGGTGGGTTGAATGTGTCCCATAAATGACAAAAAGAAACGCACTCCTGATGAGAGAACGTTTCTTTCCCAATGGCTACCATCGATTTACCATCATGCGGTCACGGCAGGCTCGGATTGCACGATCTTCTTAACCTTTTTATAGATGCCCAGGGGGTCGTACTTGATGATGTCGTTGATTGCTCGCTCGATTTCTTCCTGGTTCTCCTTGTCAGAAAGCTGATCGGAAGTACGGGCGATGCGCGCTAAGAAAGCGCAGGAATGATAGCCGTTGTCTTCATCAAACCGATACCACGCTTCATACTGTGTAAAAGGGTCGTAGGGGTTATCGGTAGTAGTAAGCATACACATTTCCATTCGCTCTCACTTCCTTTCTTACTCATTGAGATACTTGGAAACGACAGAAGGCGAAATGCCCAAAGCATCTGCGATTTCGGAGTTGGTGCTTCCAGAATTGGCCATCGCTTTAATGCGATTGACACGAGCTTCAGACAACTGCGTCGATGCTCTTGGGGTTGCGCGCTCTCGGACGACATCGGGATCAGAGTAACGAAGAATCTCTTTCAAGGTTGTATCAGAGATCGCGCCAGCTTGGATTGCTTCCCATTCTCCATCGGAGATCGTAATGCGCGTTCCTTTTCCGCTTGCGCCAGTGGAAACGCGAGCGTCACTGATCGCCGCACGACGAATCTTAGAGATTTCGTCTTTGTCGGTGACATTGTTCGCCTGAACCTTGGCCTTTACCTGAGCATTGGCGATGCGCTGGGCCTCACGTTCCTTAGGGGCGTTAAGCTGCGCAGTCTTCAGTGCACTGGTCAGCCTTGCGACTTCAGGCGCATAGGTTTTTGCTGCACTGGCGTTCCGTACTAATGTCGGCGTATCCAGATACTCAAGTCTCGCCTTGTTGGCAAGCGCTTTCATACGATTGGCATAGTCGGCATAGGCATCTTCCTGAACAGTGCCGGAAGACAGCTTACGGACGTCATCGGTTGCCTCTAATAGTTTGATTTTGGTTGTGGCCTTGACCGTTTTACCAGTCTTAGGGTCTACATAGGTTCGACCAGACTCCTTATAGACGACTTCACCTGTCTCCCGGTCAATGCGCCCACTGCCCTGACGCTCCGGAACCTCGACGGTCTGCTTGCGCCTGGAGAGTAGGGTGGAGGCTCCGCCCACTTCCTTACCGGTTTCGGGGTCTGTGTAGCCCTGCCACCGTTTACGGAGGGTGGGGATGTCGTTTTCGACTTCGGACCGCTTATAGTCGAGCTTATGCTTGGCAGCGTCAATGACGACCATACTATGCTTGACGGCCTTTGTAATCTCCTCCTGGGGGGCCCCTTTCAAGGTCATGTCGGTGATGAGGTTGGAAATCTTCCCCATCTCAATCTGGGTGCCAGCTTTAGATAGGAGCCGGACGCCAGTCTTGCCCTCGGTGGAATATTCTGTTTTTGGGTCAAAATCCTTCAACCCATCCAGGGCGGGGGTAGATTTTACAGAAACCTTTCCGCCGACAGGAATGACAACGACCTGGTCGCCATCAAAGTCCGCGCCGGACAGCCGTTCTGCCACCTTTGGATTGATGCCGACCGCATCCCTGATGTTCTTGCCGAGAACGGAAATGGCCGTCTGATTCTTGTTGTTGACCGTCAACTCCGGAATTTCAAAGGTTCCGCCATGGGGGTAGCGGATCAGCACAACTTTCTCACCGTTACGATAGTTGGGGGCATAGATTTCCGTTTCCTTCATCGCTGTGATAGGCAAGATGACCTGTGTGCTCTGCCGGGGGAGGGCGGCCGCTTTCAGATGGACAACGGCAGAATCGCATTCATCTGCAAAGTCCATAAGAAGCTTCCGCTTGATAGTCGGGTTGTTCAGAGAGCAAATCTCGGCGAATTCATCGGCCGCATCGGCATAGGTCAAATCCAACTGCTTCTGGATCAGCTTGATGGGCTGCTTGGATAGGAACTGGGAGGACAAGTTCTTACTCATCTTGTCCCAGTCACCCTCCTCCTTCAGCTTATTGATGGCCGACAAAGATTTTTTCTCGCCGGTAATCGGGTCTGTGTACTTGCCATTCGGGTCGGGGTAGTAGCTCTGACCGTTGGCCTTGATGAATGCGCCGAAAGGATTGTCGGGGTCGTCCTGAATCTTTTTGAATACATCCATCTTGGGCGTTCCGGAGTGCTTGTTCGTGTTAAACACGATGTCGCACCCCTCCGGCATGTCATCAGAATACATGGCCATGCCCTTGAGGTAATGCGTCCCATCCACAAGAATGCGTACCTGCGCATAGTGAGCGTTTCCCAGGTCGAGGTCTGCAACGCCACGACGAATTTCAATGACTCCGTCCTTGTTCGAGCCGCCCTCATCCCCATAGAGCACCTTGACTCGGCTTGAATCGATGCTTGCCGGATACTCGCGCTTATCCCAAGATGCGCCTCCATCCGAAGAGTGATAGTCGCCCACCGACTTGATGATGTCGAGGTTCTGGTAGGCATCTCTCTGCTCGATGTCGGGAACCGAAATAACCGGAGTGATTGTCCGCTTCTTGGGGTCGTTCACCTGAGGGACGCCAACGCCATATCGGTTATAGCCTTCCGTTTCCAGAATGAACAGAGCTTCCTGAAGAACTCCTTTCGAGACGCCAAGCTGCTGCTCTACGCCCTCGCCAACATCAAGAGCCCCTTTTACTGCCAGCTCTTTCTTCAATGCCTCGGCGGTAGCAAGGGCCTTGTTCTTGTTGCTGGCGGTGTTTTCATTGAGAAGCGCACGAACCGAGGAGTCGTTGTTGTACCCCATGATTTTGGCAATCTCATCGAGAGTCTTTCCTTCTTCACGAAGGGACTTGGCCCGTTCCGCCTGGAGAGCCCGTCGCTCATGCTTTGCCACCCGAACCTGCATACGAAGGTCAGTAGTGGACATCTTCAGTTCTTCGGCAATTTCTTTTTGGCTCTTTCCCATGGCTTCGAGTTCTTCCACTCTGGCCAGAAAGTCGCCGCCATGCTGATAGGGGTTTTCACCAGAACCCCAGGGGTAGCGCCCAGAGCGCCGCTTGACGCCATAGTGCATCAAAATATCTTCCGCGATGGGGTTCATGGCTTACTCCTCCTCTTTGATACTGTTGATGATTTTATCGAAGGTTATGATCCGGTCCATGATGGGGAAAATATCTTCGATCGTGGGCTGGTGACAAATGATTCCGTCATTCTGATAAATACGAAGCTCCATTTGAATCTCGTTCGGCTTGTAGTTATACTCCAAGCAAAAGAGCGCCGCATAAATCATCAGCTGTTCCATGTGTGTCGGACTTTCTCCAGTTTTCAAATCATGAATCCGGAGTATGTCGCCTCGAAATGAAATCGCGTCAGCGGTGCCGAAGCAGTTCGGGGAATAGTAGAGGATCTGTTCCGGCGTCATCTTGTAACCGATTGCATCGTTGACATACATGTTCAATGTCTTTTGCGACTTGGGTAGCCGCTGACCCAGCTTGATGCACTGGGCGGCAAAAGAGTGAAGGACTGTGCCGCGCTGGGCCGCACGATACTTGGCGTAGGCGTCGGCCACCTTCTCTTCCGTGTAGTTGATCCAGTGATAGGTGCTCGCGCCAAGAAAAGCATGTTGACCCTCAAGGTTGGAATGCTTTACAAAGTTCATCCAACACTTCCTCCTTGTTCTCCGGGGAGATGAATCTGGAGAACGACATCTCGTTCATCTTCCCAACGTAATATTCCTGGTTCGGCTGTCTCTTGGCTTTGTTAGATCTCTTGCATTCAAGGGAGGCCCATTTCTCGCCGTAAAGAATCAACAGGTCGGGAATGCCCTGGCGCTGGTCCATCTTAAATATCATGCAGCCAGGGAATCGTGCTTTCAGCGTGCTGATGAGCCGGTCTTGAAAACCGCTTTCCAGTCTTGCGCTTCGGGCCATCGAACGGCCTCCTTTCCGATAAAAGTGATAGAAAGAACAAGATATGCGCGACATATCTCTCTCCTCTCCATAAAAGAGTCTGTTTTTTTCGCGGAAAGAAAAACAGCCTTAAAATATCAATTTGGGCAAAAAGAAAAGAGCCGCGGCTGGCGGCTCTAATCTTTAATCGATACTAAATCCTATTTTCCGTTTTGGCTTGCTATTCTTCTCGGCAATCTCCTCGACCTTTGGTTTGCCAAACGATTGCCAAATCGTGGCTCCGGCGCATGATCCAATCGCCGCCGCCATCGAAGTGGTAAACGTTATCAGTAGTTGGGTCGAGTCTTTCATGTTCGGTTTCATAACATCGCCTCCTCATAAAGGCGACGGTTTTTCCTGCGAAAACAAAAACAGCCGAGACACCCGTAGGCACCTCGGCTAAACGCAGAATATCAATTTGTTTTCCATCAGCTGTTGTTCCGCAGATACCGAATCAGAATCCAAATCAGCCAAAGACCTCCCGTGCAGATGGTCAGGATAAGGTCCAGCAGCAATCCGCCGCCGCTGCGTTTCTTTCCACTACTCATAAGAATCCTCCTCGTCAAACTCTTTCTTTTTGTTGTCTCGATGAATGATCTTCTCAACGCCGGCCTTTGCTTTGACGGCAGTATCACCAGCATGGGTTTTTATGTGCTCCCATTTCTCGGCCCGCCTATCGGCTCTTTCTTGCTTCAAGGCGGCTTTCTGCCGCTCAGCTTCTTCAAATATCCGTAGACTCTCATCGATTACCTCACGAGTCACATACTGGATAATAACAACCTCTCCAGGCTTAAGTTTTGAGTTGGCCTTTTTATTGCAGGCAACGACCTGAAGGTCAAAACAATCCTTGTATCTAACATGCGCATCTCTGATGCGAACTTCGATAGGCAGCGCTTTCAGACCGTGGCCCTCTATAAGTTCTTTAGCTTCGTCCAGTTTCAAAGGGAACTTTTTGGAACAGAGCTCCGGCATGGATATCAATTCTTCAGAGGGCTCCGTTTCGTCTTTTCTGGGGATTCGGTCTATAAACTCAATCGCAACTGGAGTCACAGCACTAACGATTCCGGCGACAAGTCCGAGCTTCCCGCCAATATTGGGATTCGGTTTGTTAGATCTTCCCATCAGCCTTCCCTCCTTTGGGCAAAATAAAAGAGTGCGCCTCAATGAAGAGACGCACTCTGCAACTAAAGCGCATCTCTCATTGTTGCCACACAATCTCGTTACCCGGCTACGGGCGCATGAGTATAGAGAGAAGACACTTGTTGCCAAGATGTGTTCTCCGTAGCCGAATAATTCTTTATACGATTGTGTGGCGGATTCAGTATATCACAATGCATCGTGAAATGGAAGAGTGAACTTTGCAGTCACGTCATCTTGTGAAAATGGCTCGAAACAGCCTCAAAACTCACTATTTTGCCCTTGCTGGCCAGTTGGCCACTTTTTTCTTCCACTTATATATAATTTTTAATATTTTTTTTCGCATTTAATTAAGAAAAAAAGTGGGCAAATGGCCAGAAAACCCGCAAACCCTTGGGGCGCAAGGGTTTCAGCCTGCCCACTTTTGAAATAAAAGTGGGCAAAAAGTGGGCAAATGGCCAGTTTTTCACCAATTTTCCGTCCGTACACGGCTATCCAACCTCCAAATTTTCGCAAAATCCGAACCCAAAGTGGGCAAATGGCCAGTTTTACAGACCAAAAGTGGCCAGCAAAATGACCTGCTACTAACAGTAATAGTAGCAGCTTTTGACCATCTGGGCAGAGATTTTCAAGCCGTGTACGGACGAATTCTATTCTAAGTTAGCCTGTTTTCCATCTTAGATTAGAAATATCCAGCCTCATTCTCAATAGGAACGCCGCTGGTAAGGCCTGTTTCGAGGGGCAATGGGGTGGTAATGATAAGCCGGAAACGCCTGGTACGGACGCTTTTTAAGCAGGGACATGCCGTACTTTTTCGGCGGGACAGACTTCCGTCCGGGCCAAATATCAGGGCTGGAGAAGACCTCCTCCCACATCTTTACAAATGTTTCGGCCGCATCCGATATCGACAGAGCCAAGGCGTCCCAGGCCTTCTGTATCTTAGCGACTGTTTCCAAAGTCTGTTCAAGTGTCATACCCATTCCATTCACCTCCACGTAATGCGTGTTTTGGAATCTGTACGGCTCGACTCAACTGATCAATCAGTTCTGCTGTTGGTGTGGCTGACAAATCTACCTTCACTTCGACATTTGCTTCCGGCAGTGGTAAATATCCAAGCGCCTCCATTCGCTTATGGTCGCAGGTGGATACGTACGGACACGCTTGGCATTTCTTCGCCAATCTTGATAGACCCATTCCACTCACCTCCAAACCTTGCCGGAACGCTTATCCACAAGAACGATCCGCCCCTCGATCTCGAAGTCCGACAAAGCGCAAATATCAAAGATCATATGGAGCAGCTTGTGGAACCGTTCCTCCTCGGTCTCAATGTTCTTCAGGGCCTGATAGGCGGTCGGGTCAGAATATCCCTCTGCGTTTTTTCGGTCGTTCCAGGACAATCACTGTCACCCCGTTCCTTCATAAATTTGATAAGCGATTGAGCGTGCATGTCGCTGATGCCGTATTTTTCTTGCAGCTTGGAGACGAACCAATCGGGAACAGGTTTTCTCCCGCACTCGATGGCAGACAGCTCAGCCGATGAAATATCAAGGTCCTTTGCCATGTCATAGAGCAGGAGTGCCCTGACTAAGCGGATGTTCCGTACTGCTCTTCCAAAATCATCAAGTCCCATGCTCACTCTCCTTGTGCCACGCCTCCACATCGACGCCGATTCTCTTCAGCATCTGAGTGCAGAGCCAAATATCATCCTGATCCTCCATCTCATAGCGGCTGACCAATTCTTTGATACGGTCGTGGAAGGCGTCGTAATAAGTTCGGAGCCGCTGAGCCCCGAACCCGAATTGCTCATGCAGCACCCATAAAATAGTCGCGTCGATCTCGGCGATATGCTTTCGGTCGTACTCTGCCAGCTCCCGCTGGATCTCCAAGTCCATGGCTTTCTTCTCCGCTGCGGTAAGTACGGCCCCGTACACCTTTCCTCCGGCTTTCTTGACCTGCATAGCTGTCTCCCATCATTCCGTTGGTTTCAGCGAAGACCGGCCCGAATATCACTGCGGGCTGAGCAAGCACCAATCGCCATAGAGGCAGCATTGGGGTCGGGCGTTTCCATCCCTTTCTCCTCATCCATCTCCAGAATGGTCATGATGGCGTAGTTGGCCAGATCCATCAGGGTGTCCCGAATGGATTCGTCCGTAACCTGCTGCTGACCGGCGTCATTTGCAGAGAGGCGGGAGAGGGTCTTAAATCGGGAGAACTTATCTCCCAGCCGAATCCGGGTCATAGCCAGTCCCTCCTCTACAAAGGTCTGATGGAAGCTGTCGCCGTAGTCATGGTTCTTTCGTTCGTACAAGCTGTTCAGCTCGTCGCAGATCGCCTTATGGCGCATCACTTTTTTGTTCATTGGTTTATTCCTCCCGAATAGTAGTTATCGAATTGCCCCTGTGTCCTGGCGGAAGTATGTGCATTTCAACTCCACCGGCTCGATCCAGGGAATATCATGCAGGCGAATGCTCCTGATAGACTCGTCATCCTTCGAGGGTCGGCGGACGCTTACCTCATCCACAGCAGTTTGTGCCGCCAGATACTCCGACTTGTACTGACACACGCCCCTATGGCTGCATCTGGTACAGCAGGTTTCCTTTGCTCTAAACATACGAACCATCTCCTCATGATTTTTATCAATCGTTGCCGCTTTGACATTCAGTTGATGTAGAGCCATTTGCAGCTCATCCACCAGGTAGGTTTTGTCATGGTCTTTAGGCTGACGAACCAGGCCTCGAATCCAATCGGCGACAGTAACGGGCGGAGGAATCTGCAAACCAAGGTCGCGAGCCATACTATCGATGTATCTCGCCATCTGGCAGGTCGGCGCCACAATGACCGCGCCTGTATCTGCGGATTGCCGAATCAGAAATGTGGTTTTGCCCGATTGTCTTCCTGAAACATAAATAGTCATGATGCGTTTTCTCCTTCGACAACAGATTCGACGATGGTTACGGTCCCCTCAAACACGCCGAATTCAGACGATTGCTGAAACGTGTGGGTTTCAGGCTCCTCGTCATCCCGCATGGGTCTGGTCAAATACCACAAGGAATCCTCTTTCCAGGTAATCATCTCCAGTTTTTGCCCGGGTTCAAGTTCTAATGTCATATCGCCACCGAGAGAGCGAGCGACGCCTTGGTCACATCCGGTCAAAAGTCCCAACGACAAAATAATGCACAAGAGTGTGCCAACGTAAATGCGTTTCATGTGTCCTCCCTTCAAAATATCAAAGGACCTCCGTAAGAATCCGGAATTCCTTGAACATACCATCTTCCAAAGTTACTTCAACGGGCTTCCCCAACAGCTCGGAAATATAATTCACCTTCGCATCATTGAGGATTTTTGCCACGCGGTCGAGGGATTCCGCAAGATTGGTATGACGAGTTCCAATTTCCCAGTGGCAGTCTGGAGACATGTTTACAGTGTATTTGCCACCATCCATGACGCCACTGCCAGACATCGAGAAACCGAGTTGGAGCCCCAGCTGAAACGGGTAATCTTTCATACTACCAAACTCGACAAAGTCAATTTTACCCAGTCTTTTCTCAATCATTTTTATCCTCCTCTCCGACCAGTTTCCGGTACAGCTCTTCCGCCTCTTTGCCTTGGAACTGATTGATGATGCGAACATTATCGCCAGGTGCTTTCCTCCCAACGATCAATACCGCAGGGTCGCCGTGGCTGTGGTCAAATCCCACCAGCATAGTGTCGAAATTTTTCATAGAATCCACCTCAAAAAGTCGAACAGAAGTTTTACAAGGAATAGAACGCCGAGGATGGCCAGAACAGTGACCAAGTTGAAGATGAACCTTAGAATATCATCCCAGCCGTTTTTCATTTCTTGGTCACCCGCTTCGCCTTCCGCTCCTCATATTCGGCCTTTTCAATCTGGACCATCTTGCCGTCCTCTTCCTTGAAGTAGCGGTTAAGCTCCACCTTCTTGTCATCGGGCGTAAGAATATAATGGTAGCCAACTGTATCGTAGTCGCCGTTCTTAGGATCGACCAGGAAGTCCTCCGAAAACACGCGATACTTCTTGCCGGCAGGCAGATAGGGCATGGTGATGGGGAAGATCTTATCCACGAGCCGGGTCATAAAGCCATTGCTGAAGGCCGCATTCGGAGTATTGATGTTTATGCCGCAGACCCGTTCGGTATCGGAATAGGTGGCTGTGCCATCCGGAGCAACCTCCTTGAACAGGGAGGACATGCGCTTGCACTGGTACTCCTGATATCCTTCTTTCCAGTTGCACTCACTGGTGATGTCGCTCCAAATGTCAGGAGTGTCCTCAATGGGCGTCAGGCACTTGCCGTCGATCAGACGGTTCAGAATGCTCTTGGTGATCTGGATGCTGAACCCGCTGTGACCATCCCGGTACAGGCACTCGAAGGCCCTCAGAGCGCTCTTATAGCAGGCCACGCCATATGCCCAGTCATCCGTATCCTCCGAAGCCTCTTTTTCCCGCTGACAGGCCATCTCGACTTCCTGAGAGGCCCAGCGGTTTTCCTCTTCATCCATCAGCACCGCCCGGTCATCCCAATACTCATTGGCAAAGACCTTCCGACAGTCCCCGCCAAAGGCCTCGATGATCTCGGGCAGGTTCTCGTTGACTGCGTCCAAGTGAATATCATGCTCCTTGCAGAAGCTCACAGCCTTCTCCAGGGGCTCGCCGACACGGTTGGTCCAGAGGATGACCTTGGTACCATTGGCCTGCTCCTCTTTCAGCCGATTGATGTTCTTCCAGATGGGCTCTCCCACCTCCGGCCACTTGTTGACTGCAAGACAGCCGTCGAAGTCCACAGCAATGATCTTCGGAGGGGTAGCCGCCGTAGCGTTCTCGGGTTCCTTGGTTTCGACTGCATTTGCATTCATTTCGTTCATGGTGTTTTCTCCTTTTCAAAATATCAATCGATAATGGTGAGTTCGCTCATCGGAACGGTTGCCAGTGCTCCGTTCGTTTTCTTGATAACGGCCTTGTCTGCGAAGAGACCAACGCCGAGCTGTAAAATACCAACCTCTTCGGCGCGCTCTTTTGCCAATCTGAGGCATCCCGAACAGGCTCCTTCGGGAGCCCACCCCAAATTCATACAAGCGATGCAGTCGGGCACACTCTGATAAATCCCTTTCATGCCGCCCCTTTCCAGAAAACATAAATGCCCCGAACTGCTGTTACACAATTCGAGGCATTCTTTTTTTTCGTATTTTGTTTAATCCGAGGCTTTGAAGTTGTAGACCGGGCGAATACGCTCCACAATGTCCGCTGTGGGGCCGATTTGTGCGATAATCTCATCCATGCTCTTATACGCCATGGGAGATTCGTCCAATGTATCCGGCACCACACAGGTCGTATAGATGCCTTCCATTTCCGACCGGAAGGTTTCCATAGACAACGTATTGAGCGCAGCTCGCCGGCTCATCAGTCTTCCCGCGCCATGCGGAGCGGAGCAGTTCCACTCTTCATTTCCCTTGCCAATGCAGATCAGGCTTCCGTCACGCATGTTAATGGGGATGAGCAGCTTTTCGCCAGCTTTGGCAGAAACGGAGCCTTTGCGAAGGATCATGGCGTCCGTATCAATATAATTATGGATGGTGGTGAATTCGTCCGTAATCGTGAATCCCATCCCGGACACGATGATGTCCGCCATAGCTTTTCGGTTCAGAACGGCGAAGCGCTGGGTCAACTTCATGTCGTGGATGTAGTCGTCGAACAACTTACCCTCCACATAGGCCAGGTCTTTCGGAATATCCAACACGCGCTCTTTCTTCAGCGCCGTAATGGTCTTCTGAATTTCCTGGAAACGCCCCTCCGCTTTCAACTGGGCAATGGTCTCCTGAATCTGATGACGGGCTCCGCCCCAGAGTGCCCGGCGGCCTTCGTTTTGATAATAGTCGGCCACTTCCGTTCCGAGATGTCGGCTCCCGGAGTGAATCACGAGAAACAGCCGCCCGTCCCCGGCTTGGTCTACCTCAATAAAGTGGTTACCGCCTCCCAAAGAGCCGATGCTGTGAACTGCTCGGTCAAGATTGACCTGGTCGGCACAACGGAGCTGGGTCAAGTCGATTTCCGAATTGAGAGGATGGGGAATATCGCGGATTTCTCGGCCGTAGGGAATCTTCTCCCGAATCAGCGCATCCAGCTTGGCGAAGTCAATCTCGCGTTCGGCCAGTTCCACAGTTTCCATACCACAGCCAATATCCACGCCTACCATACCTGGGACGATCTTGTCCTGAATGGTCATAGTGGTGCCGATGGTACAGCCTTTACCCGCATGGACATCGGGCATAATGCGGATTTTACAGCCTGCAAACTCAGGCCGGTCACAAACAGCTTGAATCTGCTCCCGAGCCGCTCCTTCCAGCTCATTGGTGTAGCAAATAGCAGTGTTGTATTGCCCTTGAATTGTTATCACAGTTTTTCTCCTTTCCTGTGGGCTTAGAACTCTAAAGGCTCATAAATATAATTACTCTTCCACGATCTCGAAGTTCTCAGGAGGGTACAGATAATCTTCATCGCTGTCGTCGACCAGCCTATACCAACCCTTTTCCATGCCAAGAACGGTATAAACTTTATCGTGTGTAAGCATCAGGAACTCGGTTTCGCCTTTCCAGCGTACTTTCATAGCGTTCAAATATCAATCCTCTTCGATGTCTTCCTGGCGAATCTCCTCCGTATCCCAATCAGGACCGGGTAAGTCAATATCGGCCAGATAGGCAACACCTTCCTCCAAGACCTCGACAATGGTTGCTGTCCTTCCGTCCTTCAGGCGGACTTTGTCATACTTTTTAACCATGTGAACTCCTTTTCACCTTCCGGTTCAGACTAATGCTCGTTAAATCATGAGTTAGAACTGCACGTCAACCGAATCGAAAATATCACGAAGGGAGCGTCCATCGAAGAAGTCGTCCGAAAGAAGGTCATCTATGTCTGAATAGTCTTTCCAGGTCTCGCCATACCACATCGCATAGGTGGTATTTGAATCGCTGGTTTCTGGCTCGATGCCACATCGCTTGCCGTTGTACTCAAACTCGGCCGTGGCATACTCATCGCTCAGAATCGCTACAAACTCTTCTAAAGTCATAAAATATCATCATTCTCCTTCCTTAAATCCTCCGGTATCTCTTCCTGAGTGCTACTAATTCGTTTTCCGGTTTCACGATCCCACTCATAATAATGAATGTGCTCGCCATGACTTCCATACGAATGGTGTTTGGGATTACCATGATCGCTCGTGTGTATTTCTGAAACTTTCCATCCGTCACCATCGTAAAATGCGCGTGTTTTCACTTTTCCATCAGAAGAAATGTGATCAACGACACTGTCGGGTTCATCCTGTTTAGTTGGTCCAGCATGTCCTTTGATGGTTTTTGTTACTATTCTACCAGACTTCTTGCTTTTATCAAGCGGATACGGCGGCCCATTACGAACGCCCCACTTCTGACCTTTGACGCCATGATGAGCAAGGACATTAAATCCAAGCCGTCCCCGGAGTTCCCAGAGAATATCTTCCACGGTTTCGCGGGTCTTCGGGTTCAGTTTGATATAGTCCTTATGTTCATCATACCACGAGAAGATCTCGCTCAGATTACCTTCCGCCCAGCTGAAGGCCCACCAGTCGCAGATCATCTCAATAATATAATTGTAAGGCATCTCCAGCAGGACTTCGCCTTCACCGGGGTCATCGTTGATTAGAACCCAGTGCTGCCAGTGATGGGGATTGCGGTGGATGTGCAGGAGCCAGGCTCTTTGGAACGCCTGGACAACAGCATAGGAGCGGTTGCCTCCATAGAAATAAGCGTCATAGGCCTCGTACTCATCCGGCTTTGATTTGGACGCATCATGCTCGAACTCGGTCTGCCAAGCAGCGTCCGGTTTCCCCTCAAAGAGCCAGGGCATGTTGGTCTGAAGCCAGTCAAAACCCTTTTTCACGTTGGCCTTGTGCTTTTGTAAATATAAATCGTATTGGTAACTCACGGGCCGCACCTCAATTCTTGATGCCAAGTTTCAGTTTGGCCTGCTTGAGCGTCAGCCCAACAAAGTCGTTCGGTTTGATGATGGCAGGCGCCTTGGAACGGGAAACGGCTTCCCCATACTCCAGAACACCTTGCGTTCCGTCGTCGTAGAGAAGCCGCAGCCGATCGTTCAAAATATCACGCTGAACCATCCTGATTCGCTTTTGTGCCATATTGCCCTCCTGTGTTTTAAGTGGTGTATGCTGCGGAACGGTCTTTCTTACTCATCCGTACCCTCGTAACAAACAGGTTTATGCGAGTGCAGGTTTACTGGATGCTCCAGACACTCGTCGCAGGGCGGTTCGTTTTCCTCCAGCTTCTCATGCTTGCAGGTTTTGCAGTATTTGTCAAACCGGACAAACAGGTAGTCATCTTGGACGTTCATGACGGCACCTCCTAAATATCATTAGCGCTACGATGCAGGCTCTGCTCCATGCTGAAACCGTCCGGATACCGTGCCCTGAGTTTATCCACATTCATTTGCAAGATGCTCTCCAGGTCGTAGCCAATGGCGTCTGCGCTGACAGCCAGATACCAGGCAATGTCGCCCAGCTCTTTGGCCATGTGCTCCCGGTCGAACTCGTGGCCTTGGAACAGCACTTTCTTCATCAGGTCAATGGCCTCGCCGGCCTCGCCGTTCAGGCCCATAAGCCCTTCCAGAACGCGAATATAAGGGACGGGGTCGGTGGTGATGCGTGACTCCGTGCGCAGCGCAAGCGCCTGGTATTCATTGATGGTCATTGTAGAATGCTCCTTTTCGTGTGTAGTTGCTTGGTCAGTATGCGGGATTCTGGCGGCGAGTTGGTCGATGAGGATCTTTTGGTTGATCGGCTCGACAATTTCATCCAAAACATGCTTTTCATACAGCTCCCGCCAAAATTTTTCCCTTTTCCAGAAGGATAGTTTTCGGATTTCCGCCATCAGGTCGATGCAGACCATTGCCTCTACCATGCCCCACCGTCCGTCACAGGCTGTGAACTCCTTAAAGGTCAAAGTATCAATCCTCCCTCTCTACAAAATAGACGTTGCCGTTGTGCTCCACCTTCTCAAAGCCGTTGGGGAAGGTTGGAGCATTGATTGCATGGGAAATATCAGTGGTATGCCGGCAATCAGGATAGTGACACCGGTCGCCGCATCGCTTACGATCGCAAACATAGAGCTTGTCGCCAGAATTGAGCTTTCGCATTGGAACCCCTCCTATGGCTCGATGATTTTGTGAAAATCAGGCTTTGCTTTTTCCTTGATTTCGGACCACAGAGCCTCGCTGGCCAGTTCATGCGTCCAGACCGGCCTGCCGAGGAGTTTTTCGATGTACTTGTGCACTTCGGAAAAGTCGCACATCAAAATGCCGGTGTAAGCAGAGAGAACAACTTTTTCATGAAGCGTCATCTTTTTGTCCTTTCTCCGGGCGAAGCCGTGAAATATCAATATAGTTTGGACAGTGCAGAGATATGCCCATTTCTTTCGCCATCATTTCATACATGAGCAGGGTGGGTTTCAGCGAGCAAACTTTGATGTGGATGCAGGTCAAGCATCGTATTCCTGGAATGTCCATGCTCAACCCTCCTTGATATCAGCGCTCACTTCCGGAAACTGATGCTCGGTCGGGCCGTATCCCTCTGTCCTAATTTTGACCGTCAGGTTTACTTTGGCGCGATCCACATTGAAGTGGTCTGCAAGTGCCTGGACAATATCTTGTTCGTTTAGTCGAAGTATTTTTTCCATCTGATCGACTCCTTTCAAATATAAAAGAAGAGAGCCCACGTTTCCGTAGGCTCTCCCTTTGGTCGAGGTTTAGAACTTCAGCTTTTCATTGATTTTGCGAATCTGTTTCTCAACCTTTTCCTGGATTTCGGTGTTCCCGGCCTTGATTGCCAGATCCAGGACTTCCTGCCAGTCTTCCAACTGGTCCAGAAGCATACCCTTATACTGGTTGTCTGTCATGCCCATGGGATCATCACCACCATCCAGAAGGTGAGAATTGTTGCGTTCAGCCATAGCTTAACAACCTCCTTCCATAATAGGAGCTGCACTTTTTGCGCATAGTTGATGCTGTATCTTCGACTTCATGATACCATGCTTGGCCGAAGAGTGTCAATTAGGTCTTGACAGGGGAAAGTCCAATGCTCTTACGGTAATCATTGTAGGAGATTTTGCCCTGTTCATAGGCAACTCGAAGTGACTCCTCATCGGGCCAAGGGGATACGCTAATGGACATTCCACCATCCGGCGAAATATAAATGGACACCGACCGATTCCCCTTCGACATAGCGTCATCCACGATGGTGTGAACCTCCTGCCAAGAGGTGATGAAATTACTCTTTTCCATAAATATCATTCTCCTTCTTTGGTAATCAACTCGCTGTGCGGCAACTCCTCAGTGATGTATCGCCCACCACAAAAGCATACAGACAGAGAACTTGGCAAAGAACCACAGAAACTCCCCTATTTTCTGCATCAAAAGCCACGTTATGGGGTGCTTTTCGATCCACTTCTGTTCCTTATTCATCATTTAACCCTCGTGTAATTTACAGAAATGATCGAACTGTGCATTCAGTTCCTCATGGACTCTTCGTTTTGCCTCTTCCATGATCTCATTACTAATGGGGATATCTTTCAAGCTGGGGCCAGTAATCAGCTCATTGTACGGCAGACCCTCAATCCAGTCGCAGAAGGTGTGCCACTCGTCCAGCTTGTGGTTCCGCCGGCTCTTGTAGATGTTGGCCAGCACTTCATAGTTGAGCATGACCGTTCGCCGCTGGTTGTAGGAGGAAGGGAGAAGCTGGATCATCTGCCACCAATACTCTTTGACATGATCTTTAGCAAATTGATCGCCAGTAGATGCCTTTTGTTGATAATCCAGATACAATTCTCTGGCCTTATTAAGCATAGCAATGGTGAGGTTGAGAATATCAATCGGTTCAATTTCGCAGATACCTTCTGTGGAATAGGTCCAACAATCCGTATCTTCACCATTCGCGGAATCGAATAAATGCTCACACGAGAAATCTTCCAGCGTGAACTCCTTCGCTGCAATTTTGTGCATGGTGGAGCAAGAATTGGCCACCGTTCCTACCTTGTAAGTATCAAACTCCTTCCACCAGTACAGCGGAGCCGTCAAGTCCACATAGACCGTAATCATCCGCATGAACTTCCGGTGGTCGGTGCCGGCGTTGCGAAGACGGCTCATCAAATCCGCATCATTAGGGCCGATCCAAAATTCAGAATCATCAAAATACGAAGCCAGAATATGACTTTCCCTCTGAGCTGGAGCAACATATCTCCAACTGGAATCACTCTTCTCCCAAGAGTTCATCGGATTGCGCATACCTCGAATAGCGTGCTCCCAGCCAAGGACTTCGGTGTTTTCAATTTTCAGCATTGGGTTCAACTCTCCTAACTTTCAAATTTTCATCAGCGACATTATGCTCCGGAATGATACTCATACTGACCAACCTACCAGAATCGACAACAGTGATATGGTCCTCCACATGCGTCTTGATCCTGGTATAATATCCGCCAACGAAATACTCGTTTCCAGGGAGAATATTCGTATCGAACAATGATACCACGCCTTTGAGTCCGTCCTCCACCTTGGAAATATCAGCATGTCCGATTATTTCATCCATATCGAAGTTGTAGGCTACCGGGATTTTCTCGGGGAACGTGATCTTGCAGTCCGGGGCAAATTTTCTATTGCATTTATCCACGGTGCCAAATTTTAAGACCTGACCTTCAAACTTAATACCCATTAGTTTCTCCTTTCAAACAGGCGTAGAGCCTTCTAATCGAATGAATATCCCATATTCATTAAAGTTCGGATCGCCGAGCGTTGCTCCTGAGAACAGGGCAACGACTTCTTCCATGGTCAACTCAACGATGATGTTGCCATAACAAGACGTGCAGCGTTCTCGGTCTTCCGCTGTCTTAATGATCAGCATCGTTTTCTCCTTTCAAATATAATGCCTGAGCATCTTCATCCGGAACGCACCTAATGACAAGCGGACCCCATACTAAAAATTGTCCAAAAATCATATGTCCAAGATGAAGAAGCACATGGTCGCCAATCGTTTCATCTCCGGTAATGCCGATAACAATATCGCGGACGTCTTTAACGTCGTTGCTTACCATGGTGTAAGAAGGGTTTCGCGTCCAGTCTCTCACAACGAACATCAGTTTTCTCCTTCCATAATCTCTCTGTAACGACGGGCATTTTCTTCCTTGATGATTTTGGTATTAGGATAAAAGTGGTCCATGGCGTCGAGTTTCATTCGAGCGACTTCACGGTTGCCGTAAATATCTTCCCATTCATACCACTTTCCGTCTACCCAGGAGCCATCATGTTCCAACTTACAATCAACATACCGACAGGGATGCCATTCGTTATTCATGAGATTCTCCTTTCATCTTCGCATTCCACTTTTGGATCGATTCCGCTCTAGACTTCCGTGACCTCTCTAAAGAGATGGGGCAGTCCGGATTGATGCACCCGCATAAATATCCATCCCGCGAATGCCAAATATGTGCCGGGCGTCCGCATTTGCAACGAACTGCTGCTATCTGCTCATTCTTCATAGATGATGAGCGCACGATCCACGATGATTGATTCCGAAGGAACCCCATTCGTAAACTTGAGCGTCAGGTTCATGCTCTGATACTTGATGTCGATGACCTTTTTGTCAGCGATAAAAGCATTGATCGAGCTTTGAAAGGCCGCAGGGTCATCATTCGATAAAATACAAACTTTCATGTGTTTCCCTCCTGATGGTGTTTTGCCATCTCTGTCAACAAGGCATTCTCCTCATCGCAGAACTTGATCTTCGACGGGTCTACCCTCCGGACGCCGTCCGTAAACTCGACGATACCGTAGACCTGCCCAATCTGGCCTCCAGGGGGACCACCCCGCACCGGACCCGCGGCGCACCCTGCAGCATTTTGCTTATTCACAGTAACACAGTTTTCGCTCCGGCGCAAGCGCGGAGAAACAACCCGTCAAAAAACTTCCAAAGCCATGGCTTTTTTACCAAGCGCACAGGGCGTTATGCGCCTTTGCGCCGCTGCCCGTCCTGTGCGCCCCACAGGGCGCCGGTGCGGCTTTTGCGGTACTGGCTCGGCGCTGTCCGGC